AGTTTGAAGATAAATTTGGTACACCTGATGGTACTTACTATACAGAGTATGCAGTGCAGAACTATTTAAGGGAAGCAGGAAGTGCAACTATTGTTAGAGTAGCAGGTGTAGATGGTTATAGTCAAGTAGCACCTATTGGTATTGCAGTAACTGGTTCAGCTGGATTAAAATTAATTTCAACACTTCACTCAACACATAATGGTGATGAAGAAGTTGGATTTGGTGGATTTAGTGTAGCTGATGGAAGTGCAACAGGTTCATTTGTTGTTAGTGGTAGTGGAATTGGAGAAATATCTTCTTCTTTAGACTCAACTGATAATAACGATGTAACTGATGTATTCGGTTCTAATCCAAGAGGTTCGAAAGATGCATATACATATTCTTACTTTAAGAACGCATATGATGGAATAACTTCTAAAAATGAAGTTCAAGCAGTTGTATTACCAACTCAAAACTTTTCTTATGATGCTAGTACAGCAGTAACACCATATGTAAAATCACAATTAATCTCCGGTGAAAGATATGACCTATTTAAGTTCTATACTTTAGGACATGGTAATGGTGAAAATAAAAGATTTAAGATTTCCATATCTGGTGTTAAGGCAGCAGGTGAAGATGGAGGAACTGATTACTCAGTATTTAGTGTAACTGTTCGTTCTTATAATGATACTGATAAGAGAAAAGTAGTATTGGAATCTTTCAATAATGTAAACTTAGATCCAGGCTCAGCAAATTATATTGCTAGAGTAATTGGTGATAGATGGAGTACTATTGATTCAAATGGTAAGATTACCGAAAATGGTGATTGGATAAACAACTCTAAGTATATTAGAGTAAAAGTAGGAGAGCAAGGTTCATATCCTGTATCTGCTGCACCATTCGGACATGGAGCTTATTCTAACCCAATTAAAGCAACTGTTGAAACTATTGTTCCTTCAGTTGTATTACAAACTGGTTCGATAGCTAACACAACTGGTAACCCACAATATTATGCTGGATTTGATTTTGAATCAATCGGTATAAAAGATGATAACGCTAACTATATGAAACCTCTACCTGAAAGTGTAGGAGTTGGTTCAAACGTAGTATTTGGATTTGATGGAAATGTAAGTGGAGTTGGTTTAACATTAGAAATGACTGGTTCGGCAACTGAGGATATGATTAAGAGACAATTCTCTTTAGGTTTCCAAGGTGGATTTGATGGAATGAGCCCGAATAGAGAAATCGCTTTAGGTTCTTCAATTTCAACTGGAAATTCGCAAGGATTTGATTTAACTGATTCAACTAAGTTTGGTTCTAAAGCATACGCTAAAGCTGTGAACGCAGTTTCAAACGCTGATGAGTATGATATTAATATGGTAGTAACGCCGGGTATTGTAAGAAGATTACACCCAGCAGTTACAACTGATGTATTAGATATGGTAGAAGCTAGACAAGATTGTTTCTATATTTCTGATTTAACTGGAGTAAACGATACAATATCGCAAGTAACTACTCAGGCTAACGCAATTGATTCAAACTATATAGGTTCTTATTACCCTTGGGTTAAGACTGTAGATTCAAATACAAACAAACTAATCTCAGTTCCACCTTCAGTATTACTACCCGCAGTATATGCAGCAAATGACGCTATTGCAGCTGAATGGTTCGCACCTGCTGGTTTGAATAGAGGAGGTATTATAGGAGCAGTTAGTGTACTAAATAGATTAACACACTCTGAAAGAGATACTTTATATGAAAACAAAGTAAATCCAATCGCTTCTTTCCCTGGACAAGGTATTGTAGCATTCGGACAGAAAACGTTGCAAGATAAAGCATCAGCACTTGATAGAATTAATGTTAGAAGATTATTAATCAACGTTAAGAAGTTTGTAGCATCTACATCTAGATTCTTAGTATTTGAACAAAATACGGCTCAGACAAGAGGTAGATTCATTAATACTGTACAACCTTATTTAGAAGGAATACAACAAAGACAAGGATTGTACGCATTTAAAGTAGTTATGGATGAATCTAACAACGGACCTGATGTGGTTGATAGAAACATACTTGCTGGACAGATATTCTTACAACCGGCTAAGACAGCTGAATTCATTGTAATTGATTTCAACATCTTACCAACTGGAGCATCGTTCTCAGCATAAACAAAAAAAATGAATAACTAATATTTATTAGTATAAAAGGGAAAATAAAAAAATGGCAGAAGTATTAGAATTTAACGAAATGATGTTCACCAACTTCGAACCGAAGATGAAGAACAGGTATATAATGGAGATTGATGGAATTCAATCATACCTTATAAAAGCTGCAAGTAGACCTTCGATAAACTTTGAGACGGTGAAATTAGACCACATCAACACTTATAGAAAACTACAAGGTAAGGGAGAATGGCAAGACATTACAATAACAATGTATGACCCAATCGTACCTTCAGGCGCTCAACAAGTGATGGAATGGGTTCGTTTAGGATATGAATCGTTAACAGGTAGAAAAGGATATGCAGATTTCTATAAAAAAGATATAGATTTCTATATGTTAGGACCTGTTGGTGATAAAATCGAACAATGGAAGTTGAAAGGTGCATTTATTACATCTGCAAACTTTAACGATTTATCATTTGATTCTAATGACCCAGCTGATATCGAATTAACCCTTTCTTACGATTACGCAATATTGGAATTTTAAGATATTATTTACTACTATCTATATTTTGAAAAGGTTCTCTTAGTGAGAACCTTTTTTATTTTATAACTTTTTGTTTTCGATATACTTATATATACAACTAATAAAGGTTAAATATGAGCGAAAATAAATTTGAATTCCCAACTGAGGTAATTGATTTACCATCTAAAGGTTTGGGATACCCAGAAGGACATCCCCTAAAAAAAGGAAATATTGAAATTAAGTATATGACTGCAAGAGAAGAAGATATTCTTGCATCTCAATCCTTAATTAGAAAGGGTGTAGTATTAGATAAGTTGTTTGAATCAGTAGTTGTAGAACCAAATGTTAATATCAATGATATTTTTATTGGAGATAAGAACGCTATTCTATTAGCAACTAGAGTATTAGGTTATGGTGCAGAATACAAAGTAGAGATAACTGACCCATCTACATTAGAAGAGCAAGAAGTAATTATTGACTTATCTAAAGTAAAAACCAAAGATTTTAATGAGGAATTACTAAATTCTGAAAATCTTTATAAATTTAAATTACCAAGAAGTGGAACTGAATTAGAGTTTAAACTTTTAACACATGGTGATGAATTAGAAATTACAAAAGAAAACCAAGCACTGGCTAGATTATATAAAGGAAAGGGAGATTCTACATTTGATGTAACCACTCGTTTAAAGTATATGATTCAATCAGTAGATGGTAATAAAGATAGAGGGTATATTACTAAGTGGGTACAAAACTCATTCTTAGCATTAGATACTAAAGCATTTAGAAAATACGTTAAGGAAATCAGTCCAGATATGGATTTAAAGTTTAACTTCACTTCGGAGTTAACGGGTGAGGAGGAGGCACTCGATATTCCCTTTGGGGCCGGGTTTTTTTACCCTGCCGAGTAACTACTCAATTCAACTTCATGACCAAATTTGGGAAATGGTTAACTTCGGTAATGGTTTTACTTGGAGAGATGTTTACTTCATGCCAATACAATGGAGAAAGTTCTATTTCAAGAAGTTGATAGATTTAAAGAAAAAAGAATCAGACCAAATGAAAAAGGCTGAAAGACAATCAAAAGTAAGGGTTAGAAAATAATCCTTACTTTTTTTTTATCCAATATTTATAATAGTATAAAAGTATAAACACATTACTCATGGGAAAAAACAAAACAAACGAAGGTTTATTTGGAGCAGCAAAGAAGTTTTCAGATGCATTCTTTGATGGTTTATCTAAAAACGCATCTAATAGAATGATTCAAAAAGCTAGAAAGGCTGGATTACCAAAAGATGCTATCGATGTAATGAATAATATCCAAAAAGAAAAAGATTATTTAGATTCATTACTTAAAAAATATGAGAATTAATATTTGTTAAACAAAAATGGCAGATAATACTGAGTTAAAGACTAGACTTCAATTACTGAATGAAATTGAGGATAAAAATAACCGAATTGAAGCGGCCATAAAAAACTCTGCCTTAAATCAAGATTTATTAAACAGATATACAGATTTACAAAAATCTAAAAACAAAGAACTTATATCTCAATTAAAAATTGTAAACAAAACACGTTTAGAAGGATTATCACAAGCCGAATCTTCATTATCTTCAATAGGTTCAATGTACGATAATATTACTAATTTAGAAAAAGATAGAATACTTAACACTCTTAAAGTTGGAGATTTAACAGATACCCAATTAAAGGCATTTGATGAAATGGCATCTATAAACCAAAAGATATCTCAATTAGGTAGAGATGATATTGCACAAAGAGCTTTATTGGTAGATGAATATAAGGAACAAGCAAAATTAGCAGGAGATTTAAATGATGAAGGAAAAGCTGTACTAGCTAACCTTACTCAGCAAAATACGTTAGCATTAGAACATAGTTCTTTAACTAAAAAACAAAAAGAATTTCTTCAAAAACAACTTAATGTTTATGAAGGTATAAAAGATACAATCGGTGGGATATTAGAAACTGCATCATTACTTACATCAACTGTTGGTGGGGTATTGGGTAGTGCACTTATTGGAGCTGGTGTAGCCGGAAAAAAATTATTAGATACATCATATCAATTAGGTGGTTCACTTTTAGATACATCTAATATATCAACAACATTATTTGGAACTGTATTCGAAGATGCAGTCGGAACTACTAAATCTCTTTCAAAAGAATTTGGTGGATTAAGTGATGTATCTTTAACAACTCAATTCAGAACAAATGTAATAGCTAAGAATTTAGGTATAGGTGCATCTGAAGCAGCAGCCCTAACAGGTCAATTTGCTCGTTTAAATGATGGTTCTGCCTCAACTGCACAAAATTTAATACAACAAACTAAAAACTTAGCACAACAAAATGGATTAGTTCCAGCTGATGTAATGGCTGATGTGGCTAATTCAGCAGAAGCGTTTGCACTATTTGGAAAAGATGGTGGTACTAACATTGCTGAAGCTGCAGTTGCTGCTGGTAAGTTGGGTGTTTCAATGTCTCAAATTAGTGGTATCGCTGATAACCTTTTAGATTTCGAATCATCTATTAATGCAGAACTTCAGTTAGGTGCTATGTTAGGTAAAAATATCAATTTAGATAGAGCCAGAGCATTAGCATATGAAGGTGACTTAGGTGGTATGGTTAGAGAAACATTATCATCATTAGGTGGTATTGAAGAATTCAATAAAATGGATGTATTCCAAAAAAGAGAAGTTGCCAAGTTATTAGGTGTATCTGCTGATGAATTCCAAAAGATGGCAGCCAACGCTGATAAATTAGGTAAAAATGGAGAAGTAATACCAACTCAATACGAAGCAACCTTAAACACTATGAAGGCGTTTGGTTCACAAATCTTTAGTGGGATTCAAGGATTAGGTAGTATGGCTGTTGCTGCTGGACAAATGGGTTTCAGCTTAAAAGATGGTTTATCATCTATGAAAGGAATGGGTGGTTTAGGTGGAAAGATTGGAAAAATATTTAGTAAAGGAGCTCCAACTATGGATGGTCCACTAACTAAGGCTGGTAAACCTGATATGAGATTTAACTCTAATAAAGGGTTAGGAAAAATGTCTAAAGGTGGAGGAATGGGTGGAATGATGAAAGGTATGGGTGCCGGAATGAAAGGTATGGCTAAAGGCTTCGCTGCATTTGCTAATCCAGCAACTCTATTAGGACTAGCAGCAATTACTGCAGGAATTATAGGTATTGGGTATGCATTAAGAATAGCTGCACCTGGAATTGAATCACTTGGTAAAGCAATTGGTTCTATTGTAGAATCGATAGGTAATGCAGTAAAAACAATTATAGGTGGATTGGGTGATTTCTTTATGAAAGTAGCATCAGTAGCAACTCCAGAACTTGCATTATCTGTTTTAGGATTAGCTGGTGGGTTTTATGCCTTGACTGGTTCATTGGCAGCATTTGCAATTGCTGGAATAGCCGCAATACCTGCTATGTTAGCAGTTAGTGCTTTTGGAGCAGCAAGTGGACTTTTAGATTTAGGTGGAGATAGTGGTAGTAGTGGGGATTCTGATTTAATAAATGAAATTAAAGGATTAAGAGATGATTTAATTAGTGGTAAAGTTGGAGTTTATTTAGATGGAAAAAAAGTAGCTGCTTCGGTTGCTAGAGTTTCAAACGCTAATTCATTTAACTTATATAGTAATTAAATTATGCCAACATTAGAACAATTATTTAAAAATAGACAACTTCCCTCACAAGGTGGAAAGACTGCAGAAGAGGCATACGATATTAGAAATTCAAAAGATATTCGTATTTCAGCAGCAGACCCTTTTGTGAATACAGTTGGTATGTCTTTAGCTAGATTATCCAGAAAAACAATAGGTGCTAAAGGAAGTGAAACTTTATTAGAAGAAGAATTAACAGGTGCTAGAATTATTAGAACGGCATCAATGCCATTTATATATGGTAGTGAATTACCAAGATTAACACTTAGGAGTACTACACTTTTGGATACAATGAGAGAAGCTTCACTCAAAGGTACTGGAGAAGCTGGAACCGTAGGTGGTGGTGGATTATTAGGTGGTCTTATCAAAAAAGGTAGAGATGCGGTACTTAATAGTAAATTCTTAGGAATTCCACAAACAATAATACCAACCAAAGTAGTAACTGATGAAAGGATTAAGAAAATTTTAAAAAGCGGTGAAATTCAAAAAAATTATCTACAAACTTTAAAAGATGTAAAAGATGATGGTACTGGGAAACCATTAGGTCAATTTCTAAAAGGACTTGGTGGTGGTAATATAAAAGATATTGGTAAACAAGCATTAGGTAGTGCAATAAAATTAGGAAAAGATAAGTTAAGAGGGGCATTATTTGGAGGAGCTGGTACAACTGGATTCAATGGAGCATCATTAGCAGGCCTTAAAAATACAACAACAAATTATGGTAGTATTAATAATGCTACTGGTGTAACAATTGGAAATGCTGATAAAAATGGTATAATAGATGTAAAGGGTTTAATGTATTCTAAAACATTTAATTTAAAATTACCACCAAAGGTAGAAATACCAATGTGGGGTATTGATTTAGATGGAGTTAACTCAAAGGGTACAGATACAAGAGTTGGTTTAGATAACAATAAACAAAATGACCCAAATCCTAACAAACTTGATTTTGTTGATATATCCGATGAAGGTGGTTTAGGTGGAAGATACTCAAAAGCTCTAAAAGACTTAGATACACCAAATAAGATATTATTCAGTTCAAATCCTGATAGAAAGGGTAAATCATTTGCAAGTAAGATTAAAACACCAATAACAAAGGATGATTTTATAGAAAAACGAAGAGGGATGACTCAGATATTTGATGTGGTTAATTCTCAAAATGTTTACGAAGGTGAAAGTAAAATCTTAGGTCCAAATGATAATTTAGATGATAAAGATTTTGTAACACTTAAATTTACATCTCTTGGTACAGTAAACGGAAAACTACGTTCAGCAAATTTCAGAGCAACCATAAGTGGATTATCAGAAACATTCTCCCCATCTTGGGATAGTGCTAAGTTTATCGGAAGTCCATTTAGTTATTATACATATGGTGGAATTGAAAGAAGTGTAACTTTTAATTTTAAAGTTTATTCTATGAATGCATTGGAACATAAGATTGGTTGGGATAAATTAAATTTCTTATCAGGATTGGTTTATCCAGCTGATTATTATGGAAACTCTGCCGTAAAAGCACCTATAATTAAATTTACATTAGGTGATATGTATGACAAGAAAGCAAGTTTTATTGAATCACTATCATATAGTATTGATGATAATACCCCTTGGAATATAACTAATAAAGAAAAAACAGTATTATCTAACATATTTGGAACTGCAACTGGTACACCTGAATCAGCTGAGATAGATATGAAAGGATATCGATTACCTACAATCGTTGATGTTTCAATAACTATAAAGTTTATTGAAAATAGAAAGGAAACTGGTACGGAAGCTGGTAGAAGTTTTTATAAATTTACACCACAAAGTTAATAAATTATGGCAAGTAGATATCAAAATAATGAAAGCAAAAAAGTAAATGATGGAAGAACAGTATATCGTTCAAAGATATATCCTGAGATTCCATTAAGAGATGGTGATATTTATGTGGCTAGTGAAACTGGTGATAGATTAGATACACTTGCTTATCAATATTATGATGATTCATCTCTTTGGTGGATTATAGCATCTGCTAATAATATACACAATGCCCCATTCGGTTTGAAAGATGGAACAATTTTAAGAATACCTCAGAATTTTATAGAAATAAACAACAATTTTACAAAATAAGTTATGTCATCATTTCCAAATTTTTCAAATTTCCAGCAATTTGTTAGGACTGCATTAAATAACAGAAAAGGAAAGCCTGAGAAAATATCTAAGTTGAATCCTTTTGTTAGATTAGTTTCTGGTGGTACAAAAGATGGTTCGGTTGGGTTAGTTTTAGATTCAAATCCTAATACTAAATTATTTCAAGCAGCAGGAACTACATATGGTTCTTCTACAACATCTGGGGTAATTGGAAAAACTTGGTCTGGTGGTTCTGTTAATGCAGGAACTGGTCAAGGTTATAGACCTTCTCCTATCGTAACATCTTTGGAAGTTGATGAGGCCTCTGGTGCATTATCAAGAAAGGCAACATTTTCCATAACTTGTTTTACTAAAGAGCAAATGGAAACCATATCTCAATATTTTTTAGAACCTGGTTTTTCTATTTTTATTGAATGGGGATGGAATACAGCTGCTGGTGTTGGTGGTATTGTAAACCCAATATCGGCATCTGCAATTGCAAAATATCAATCTTCAAGTAATAGAAATGAAAAAAGAAAAAAATCTGGTGGTGAATATGATAATTATTTGGGATTTATAACTGGTGGTTCCGTTGCTATGGATGGTGATAAATGGATTATTACTACAAATTGTACTGGATATACTGAATTACCTACTTATTTATTAACTACTGAAACAGGAGAACAAAAAGATGGTGATATTGGTGTAATTACTACCGCAGAACCATTTGGGTTAAATTATATAGGTGAATCTAAATTTCTATCAGACCAACGATTTATGACAATGTTTAATCAATTGCCACAAACAAGACAAACATTGGCAGTAAAAAATTTAAGAACTAAATTTTCAGCTGATAATTCATATCTTATAAATTTTGATGAAGAAGTACAAGAAGAGTTAAATGATGAAACGGATGGATTTACTTTATTTGGTGTAAATCTTAAAAAAGGAAAAATGACTGTTGGTGGAAATAAAGTTAAATTTCCTGCAGGCACTAAAATTACAAGTTCTGAAAGATTTATAAGATTTGATGGTTTAATGGATATTATTTATGAAATAGGAATTGCTGGATACGAATTACCAGATGGTAAAGTGATAAAATTTGAATTAGATTATAAAGATACACTATGTTCATCTTTTGAACAAATATATAGTACTGATTCATCCAAATTATTTATACCAAATTCAAAAACTCCTAAATTTAATATATCTGCTATTACAGCAGGTAGTGGTAAACCACTAACTACAGCTGAATTAATTAATCCTGCGGATTCAACAGTTAATAATGAAGTAGGTGGTGGTGGAAGCAATGGTAAAATAAGATTTCCAGAAAAGAATAAAAGAACATTTACAGCTACTAATGGAACCAAAATTACAAAAGAATCAGGGCAAGCTGGGTATTTAAAAAATCTATATGTAAATTTTGATTTTGCAAAAAAAATATTAGAAACTAAAAAATTCTATTTAAAAGATGCTATATACCAAATTCTTAATGGTATGTCATCTGCTGTGAATGGTATGTGGAATTTTCAAATAGAAGAAACAGAATGTAAACAATCGGATGGTAGTTCTCTAAATACTCTTAAAATATGGGAAACTAATTTGATTACTGATGGTATTCAAACCCCAAACTATAAATTTCAAATGATTGGAGAAAAATCCATATTTATTGATGCATCTTTTGATTTGGATATTAGTGGGGCTAAAATGAATCAAGTTATAGGTTCAAAATTAGCATCTGACAGAAAATTAAATACAGATAATGCCCCATTGTTATTCCAAGGAGGATTAACTGATAAGTTGGGAATAAAAATAAAAGTTAAAAATGTAGATAATACAACAGGCTCTACAACTACCGACAAAGACCAGCAAGATTTGGCAGAAACAAATTTAAATATTATGTTAGGTAAGTCTCATTTTTATCCAAAAGTGAATTTACAGGATAGCTCAAATTATAGTCAAGATTTATTCGAACTTTGTTATTTAGGTGCGTTTCATGATTCAAATATATTTAGTGCTTTTAAAAGTGGTAATGATGAATTAAAAAAGAAAGAAAAGGCTTCACCACTTATGCCCATTAATTTTTCATTTACTATACATGGTATTAGTGGTATTAGGAGGGGTGATATGTTTAAAGTAAATGGAATACCAACAATTTACGAAAATGGGTTTTTTCAAGTTCTTTCAGTAAAACATACGTTAGAAGGTATGAGTTGGAAAACCGAAGTAACTGGAGGATATAGAAACAATAAGTAATATGAATATAGATAGATATAAACAAATAGCTGGGTCTGATACTGATTTTAAAAAAATAAATATTGTATCTTTTATACCATCTCCAGAAAAAGAAGATTTTAAAAGGGGTTATATAACACGCTACTTTTTGATAAAATCTAATGATTCTAATGGTATCATATATGAAATAAGAAAAAAATCAACATCAAAATTTTCAAACAACCCATTTTATTTGACTGTATCTTTGGATTGGAGAATAACTGGAGACCCTATCGATATTAAGAAATCCAATATAGCATCTTTACGAATAGCATCTAAGACTATTCCTAAGATTTCATTATACTTACCAAATCTTTTACAATTTCATAAGAAATAATTTGGTTATTCCAATTATTTTTCTTATATTTGTTAGATGGTTGTAGTAGAATCTAATAAAGAGATAGAACATTTCATGCAAATGTGGGAGAATAATCCTTCCATAGTTGTACCGATATGGTGTGATTTGGAAAAACATCCAATGAACAATAACCTTGCGTTCTTATTCGTAAGGGTGGAAAAAACTGACTTTATTCTCATATACAATCATATTGATGGGAAATCTCATCATTTAGACCTCTCAACCTCCACACAACCAAAATGGGTATGGAATAAGAAGGGTTTACTACAAACTGATACAAATATACAAAATATTTTTGATATATCCAATTATAACTTCTTTGAAGGTGGTAAAATTATACCCGATGAGGTACAAAATCAATCATTTATATCACATTATACCCGAATGGGTATACGAGAGAATTTAGGAAAGATAGCACCTTTGATGAAATGGAGTGAGTATCTTAAATCATTTATAAGTAAGTTTAATCTTCCTACTCCTTCTAAAAGTTGGATTGATGATACGATGATTCCCCTTCTCTCAGATATAGAACGTTTTGGGGTTCGGGTCGATGAGAAAAAATTTATTGATAGGTATCCTCAAGCTACTAAACATCTTAAAGATAACATTCTTTATACCGAATACAACCCATACACCATTACATCCCGTCCATCTAATAGGTTTGGTGGAATCAATTTCTCAGCTTTGAATAAGAAAGATGGAACGAGAGAAGTATTTATCCCAAAAGAGAATCACATATTCCTTCAAATGGATTATGATGCATATCACCCCCGTATCATTGGTAAGTTGATTAAATACGATTTACCCGATACATCGGTACACCAATGGTTAGCTGACCAATACGAAGTTGAGTATGGTGAGGGTAAAGGAATTACATTCCAATTACTATATGGTGGTATACCTGAGGAGTTTGACTCTATTCCTTATTATAAGAAGGTTAGAGAGTTTATTGAGAAATTATGGAGTAAGAGTAGTGAAGTGGGATATCTTCAAACACAACATAGGAGAATCCCTCTGAGTAGTATAGAAGGATTGAATCCGCAGAAGTTATTTAATTATTTACTACAAGCGACTGAAACTGAGTTAAATATGGGTATAATGAAAAAAGTTGTAGAGTTTATTAAAGAAACAAAAATTGAACTTACTCTTTATACTTATGATTCATTCTTATTTAGTTATCCATCTGATACTCCTAAAGAACATGCTCTAAAACTGAAAGAGATAGTAGAATCGTTTGGGTTTCCTATAAACGCTGATTGGGGAACGGATTACTCAAAAATTTAATATTTATAGGATATAGGAAGAATTACACTATGGAGAAAAACGAATTAATCAAAGAATTACTATCTGAGTTATCTTATCGTTCTAACGAAGGATACCCTATGTTAGATAATAGAGAACAAATATCTATTCTAGCTGAGATATTAGATGAGTGGGGATATACCGAAATCAAAAACGAATTAATACAAAATCTTTTAGAAGTAGATGGTGAAACATTTACTGCTACAAAGAAAGATACAGGTGAAACATCAGTATTCAAATCAAAAGATAGTAGAGATGCCGCTATTGAAAAGGGAACTCATACTAAGAAAGAGGATTCTGAAGAAGATGATTCTAAAGAAAAACCAAAAACAGCTGTAAGTCCAGGTACTCCTTCCGGTGATTCTTATAATGATTCACTATCTGATAATGACCCAGCTAAAATTAAAAAACCTAAAAAAGAATCTAAAGGAAACGGATATACTGGTTCTAAGAATAAAACACTAACAAAAGTAAATCCTATCG